TCCGGCGCCTGCGCCGGCGTGCCCAGCACCGCCCCGGAAGGCTTCAGCGACATCTGGCCAGCAGCGCACACCGGCCTTCCGTCCTCATCCGCAAGCCACGCCGACCATTCAGCCGACTGGCCCCTTCCCCACCTCTCTCCATTTGAGGACTTCGACCATGTTTAAACCCGACCATCCCGCCAGTCCCGAAGTGCAGACGATGCGCGTCGAGCTCTTCGTAGCCGAGAAGCGCGTCAAGGATCTGCGTGAGCAGCTGAAGCAGGCCGGCGACGGCGCCTTCGTCGCCCAGCTCGACCGCGAGCGCAACGGGCAGAACGAGCCCGAAGGATTCTGAATCAGCCAGAAAGGAAAGAAGCAACCATGAGCAACTACGTGATGCGCCCCGATACCCTGGACAAGATCGCCGCTTACAAGGCAGATATCTGCAGGATCAATGGGGCCAAGAGCACCGGCCAGGCATTCAGTGTCGCGCCGTCCGTCGCCCAGTCGATTGAGACTCGGGTACAGGAAAGCTCAGAGTTTCTGAGCCTCATCAACGTCGTGGAAGTGGATCAGGAGTCCGGCGAAAAAATCATGATCGGGGTGAGTCAGCCCATCGCATACCGCGTTCCAACCAGCAGCACGAGAAACCCGATCGACCCGATCACCCTGGACGCTTCCGGCTACTTTTGCCGGAAGACCGACTTTGACACTCAGATCACCTATCGAACGCTGGATCAGTGGGCCAAGTTCCCGGACTTCCAGAAGCGTGTCCGTGATGCGATCTTGAAACGAGTTGGGCTCGACAGAATCATGATCGGCTGGAACGGCCAATCCGCCGCCGACACCACCAACCGCGTGACGAACCCCTTGCTGCAGGACGTCAACATCGGGTGGCTGAAGAAGCTGCGGGATGCCGCACCGGCAAGGGTCATCAACCAGATTGTTCCCGGATCGAACAAGGTGCTTGTCGGCATGACCGGCGACTACGCCGACATTGATGCGCTTGTTCTCGATGTCTTCAACAACATCATTGACCCGTGGCACCGGGAATCTCAGCTGGGCTTCGTGGCCATCATGGGCGCCGATCTGAACGCCGACAGCCGATTCCCCATGCTGAACAGCACCATGCCCGCATCCGAGATGATGGCCGCCGACATCATCCGCACGAGCGGCAAGGTCGGCGGCCTGCCGGTGGTGCATGTGCCCTTCTTCCCGGCGAAATCCCTCTTCATTACGCCGATTTCCAACCTCTCTATCTACTGGCAGCGCGGCACCCGCCGCCGCCGCATCGTTGAGAACCCCGCGCGTGATCGGATCGAGGATTACCAGTCGGTCAACGAAGCCTACGTCATCGAAGACTACGGCCAGTGCGCCTTGATCGAGAACATCCAGTTCGTCAGCTAACCCCAGGGAGATCAGAGTGAACAACTGCACCTTCAACAACTTGAATCTGTCTCTCGAGACCGTCGCCAAGGTACACCGCGAGCCGGATCTCGCAGCCCTTCTTGCCAATTGCCAACAGAAGGAAGAGCTGGACGCGAAGCGGAACAAGCTCAGCAAGGCAATATCCGCTGGCGAGGACCATCTGGCACGCGCGGAGCTCCGCGCCAACGAAGTGGCAAGGTTGATCACGGCACAGACCGACAAGATCAAGCTTGCCCTCCTCGCCGGCAAGGGGCTGGAGAAGGAAGAGAAGATCCGTATCGAAGGTCGCATCGCGGAACTGAGCGAGCCCGACGATGATTTTCCGGCGTCTCCCCGGGAGCTGCAGGACGCATTGGGCCAGCTACGTGCAGAGCTGTCCTATGTCGAAACCCAGCGCACCGAATGCCTGCGTCGGGCCCGCCGCTTGGCTCAGCAATACTTCGGTCAGAACTTCCAGGATCTGGAGACCCGCTATGACGAAATGGTAGCGATGACGCGCGAGTGTCTCGAATACATGATCGTCCAAGCTGCCATGGCCGGGGCCTTCTTCGATTACGAAGACCCCGAACACCGACGCCGCACCGGTGGCGACACGCGCAACCCGCTCATGGTGAAGGCGCTCAAGTACATCAAGTACACGTCCGCCATGATCGACGGCAACTGGGCCGAGGGCATTCACATCAAGCCCGAAAGCGTGCTGGTGATGGCAGATACCGACATGCAGCGAATGATCGACGGTTTGAAGGACTGGCAAGCCTTACCGGTCAACGCCATTCGCAACAAGGCATCGACCCAAGAAGCCATGAAGCAGCGCGTCACCGCCACCCAGGCCAACCGGGAAGCACAAGGCATCGGGAGGGACTGAACATGTCAATGCCCTGCCCCGCCTGCGGAACAATGGCCCACGTTCGCACGAGTAGGCCGTTGTCGACAACAGTGACTGAGCAATACCTTCACTGCACCAATCCACATTGCCAGTGCGTCTTCAAGTCACTTTAAAACGCCTACGTTGTCGTGGGGAAGAGCCTCCTTCCGGATTCAGAGATTCCGCCCGAGTACTTCCATCTGCAGATGTCCGACAAGTCCGAGAAAGCTCCGCTGCCGGCTAGCTGGATCCGAAACACTCAGGCCGGTAAGGCCTATGCAGCCCGTCAAGCAAGGAAAGCGGATCAAGAGCCCGCGAAGAGTGAGCACGCCAACCCACGCTAGAGGAAGTGCACTACCGATGTGCACAAGACCGCAACAGAAGCGCATAGGGGCAACAAGGGGGCCTTCCTCAGGCCTTCTGCGCCCCTCCAGGGACCGCACAGGCGCACAGAAAGAACTCGATGAAGCGGGCGCAGGCGAGGCGGGGTCCCGACAGCGCGCCGCGGGTGCTAGAGGCCCTGATACGCGCCATGACCAACAACACCGGCACGCCGCTGCCGGACCAAGGCATACGCCGGGGGAACGCGGCAACCACCAACCAACCATGCAAGGAACCGCAATGTCCGACACCACCACCCAGCCCAGCGCATTGACCACCGTCGAACTGGATCAACCGATCCGGCGTGGGGAGTCCGAACTCAAGAGCATTCAGATCCGCAAGCCCAAGGCCGGCGAACTCCGAGGCGTCTCCCTTTCGGATCTGTTCGACATGAAGGCTGATGCCGTGCTGACCATGATCCCGCGGGTGAGTAGCCCCACACTCACCGCCACCGAGGTCAATCAGCTCGAAGCATCCGACTTTGCGAAGTTTGCCGTTCGCCTGGTCGCAAGCCTTCTCCCGCAGGAAAGTCAGCAGGAAGTTGCGAGCCTCGGGCTGAACTGATCGACCTGAACTGCCGGGCGCCCCAGGCGCTCCGGCCCCAATAACAGGAAGGAAAACCCACCATGGACACGCTTCGCCTACGGGTGGAACTCGACGCCATCAACAAGGCCACGGGCCCACTTCGGGAAGTCCTCAAGGGCACCACGGCGCTAAACAAGGGGGTTGAGGAAGCCCGCAGGCAGTTGAAGGGCCTGACGGCTCAACAGAAGCAACTGGAAGGTTTCAGGCAGGCTGCCAGTCGAGTGGCTGAAACGGCACAGGCAATGCAAGAAGCCAGCCGGCGCGCCCGAGACCTTCGAGACTCCATCATCGCGGCCGCGACCCCTTCCAAGAACCTCACCGAGGAATACAGAGCAGCCCGGAATGAACTCCGGAACCTGACCAGGGCCCACGAGCGCGCGAAAGAGGCACAGGCCGCCGCCAACAGGGACATGGAGAAGGCCAAGATTCCGGTCAATGAGCTGGCCAGTCGGCAATCGAACCTAGCCCGGCAGATCGAGACCGTCACCAGCCGCCTTGAGCAACAGCGCATCCAGATGGAGCGCGTGAAGCGCGTGCAGCAGAATTGGCAAGCCTTGCAGGAACATCGGGCAGCCATGCTCAACGTGGGTACGGCAGCAACGGCCAGCGGAACGGCAGTTGGTCTTCCGCTCCTGAAGACAGTCAAGGACTTCTCCGCCCTCCAGACGGCCACGACTGACCTCAAGGTCGCGATGATGGAGGCCGGCAAGATCGTACCGGCGGAGTTCGAGAAGATCGCCAGCAAGGCCCGTGAACTCGGAACGCGCCTGCCAGGCACTGGCGAAGACTTCATGAAAGCGGGTAAAGCCCTGGTGGAACAGGGCGTGAACTTCAAGACGATCATCGACGGTGGCCTTGAGGCAACCAGCTACCTGGCCGTGCTTCTAAAGCTGGAAAAGGACCGGGCCGCGGAGTTCATCGCCAAAGCGCGTGAGGTGCACGGGCTCCAGGACAAAGACCTTCCCGCGGGCGCCGACCTCATGCAACGCGCCAGATTCGGCTTCGGGCTCAAGCCCGACCAGATCTACGAAGCCATGGCCTACGCCGGCACCGACATGAACATCAAGGGTCTGCTGGGCGACCTCCAGACCATGAAGGAGTATCTGGCCCTGCAGGGCATGGCTGCGGGCGTCGGTCTGGAAGGATCATCCTTCGGCACAAACTTCGCCCACATGCTCAAGGCAATGGCGAACGTCAACAAACTCGATGACGCCCGTGGAGCGGAAGGGCAATACGTCGGCAAGCTCCTGTCGTCAAACAATGTGAAGCTCGACTTCTTCGACGCCGCCGGGCAGTTCGCCGGCTTCGGCAAGATGGTTCAGGAGTTGGAGAAGCTCAAGCAGTTCAAGCCCCAGGATCAGGAGCGGATCCTCAAGAAGCTCTTCGACACCGAAGGCGGACGCCCCGCAGCCATCTTTCTCAAGAACGGCATGTCCGGATTCCAGGATGCCATTCAGAAGATGGACAAGCAGGCATCTCTCAATGAACGCGTGGGCGAATCGCTGAGCACCCTGCAGAACAAATGGGACGCCCTGGGCGGCACCTTCAACGAGTTCAGCACCAAGGTAGGCAGCCTACTGGCCCCCGCCGCCGAGAAGATCATCGACCTCGCCAACGACATGGTGAGCGGTCTCAACAAGTTCATTGACGAACACCCGGGCCTCTCGAAGGTGCTCGTTACCAGCGCTGCGCTCTTTGCCGGCCTCGCTGCGGGCATCGGTGGCCTTTCCCTTGCCGCGTGGGCCGTCACGGGCCCCCTTGGTGTGCTGAAAGCAGGCTTCGAAATTCTCGGCATCGGCAAGTATCTCCCCGCCCTTGGCAAACTGGCGGATACAGCCTTACCACTCATCAGAGGCGCATTCGTCGCCCTAGGCGCGGTAGTCCGCGCGCATCCAATCGGCGCATTGATCACCACCCTCGCGGGTGCCGCGGTGCTGATCTGGAGTAACTGGGACAAGATCGGCCCGAAGCTGAGCGAATGGTGGGAGCGGCTGAGTAACTTCATCGCGGAGAAGATCGGTTACATCGTGGAGAAGTTCGCCGCTCTCAAGCGCGCCGCGTCCCTGGACTTCAGCCAAGTCAGCTCCGCCACAGTCGGCGCCAGAGCGCTTGTGGGCGCTGGTGGAGCCTTGGTAGGGCCTTCGCAACCCCTCCGCCCTGCGGGCTCCCAGCCGCTCAACTACAGCGCACCCACTACCTTCAATATCACCGCCGCACCAGGCCAGTCACCAGAGCAGATTGCCCAAGCAGTTGATCGGCGCCTGGAAGAACGCAACCGCCAAGCCGCGGCCGTCCGGCGCAGCATCTTCAGCGACAACCACTAGCAGACCACTCCGACATGACCCCCGACTTCCGCGTTCTCCTCGACGGCCAAGACCTCACCACACGCATCTCACCGCGCCTGGAATCCCTTCAACTGATCGACGCCCGCGGGTTCATCGTGGATACACTGGATCTCACGCTGACCGACCATGACGGGGCGCTCTCCATTCCACCCCGAGGAGCAAAGCTCCACCTCTTCCTTGGGTGGAAGGAGTTCTCGCTGGAAGACAAGGGCACGTACATCGTGGATGACGTGGAGCACGCCGGATCCCCCGACAAGCTGACGATCAGAGCCCGTTCTGCCGATCTCAGATCCACGATCACCAGAAAGCTCGAATGCTCCTATCACGATATCAACCTGACTCTGGGAGACATCGTGCGCACCATCGCGGCCCGCAACAGCCTTGAACCACGCATCACCCCCGACCTGGCGAGCATCAAGGTAGAACATGTTGACCAGGTCGGCGAATCGGATGCCGCCCTGCTCACCCGCCTGGGCGACGAGAACGGAGCAATCGCCACCGTAAAGGCCGGCAATCTCCTTTTCATTCGGCCTGGCCAGGCAACGACCGCCAGCGGCATACCCTTGCAGCCCGTCACCCTGCACCGGGCTCTGGGCGATCAACACCACTTCATCGTTGCCGACCGCGGAGCCTTCACCGCCGTCCGCGCCAACTACCATGACGTGAAGCTGGCGCAACGCGCCTTTGTCCAGATCGGCGAGGAAGAAGAGATTGACGGCCGGGACGTTGAGACCACAACCCAGCCCAGCGCATCCAACGTGAAAACGCTCCGGCACACGTACGCCAACAAGGCCAACGCCGCCCGCGCGGCGCGGGTCGAACTCGACCGCATCAAGCGCGGGGTGGCGTCGTTCCAGATCACCCTGGCAGAAGGCCGCGCCGACCTTTTCCCCGAACTGCCCGTTTCGGTCAGGGGGTGGAAACCCGAAATCGACAACCCGGCATGGCTGATCACCCGAGCAACGCACCGGATTGACGGCCAAGGATTCACCACCACCCTGGATCTGGAACTAAAGATCGATGACTAGCCCGGCCCCAACCAACTGCACGCCCATCAGCACCGCCCACCTGATGGGAATCAGCATCACGGATCTGCTCAACATGGAAGCCGGCGCCATCCAACACCTGCAAGGCCGGCTACAGGGCGCTGGCGATGCTGCAAGCCTGGATGACGATCCCGACGTAACCCAGCTGATCACCTTCGGCATTCAGGCCGCTGCCCAGATCATCGGCGCCCTTCATCAAGCCCGAGCGCGGCTGCACGATGCAGAGCTGCGCCTTCCACCCTACGTCGATGACGCCATTGCAGACCTCGCCCTGGTCTTCCACTGGCCGCTATCCGAACTCACCGCCCTTCCGCTGGCAGACCTTATCGTCTGGAGAGAACGGGCCCGAATCCGCGCCTGCCCCGATGAATAACCCTCAAGGGGCTTGACGGCAGCATCCCGCCCAGCGCATGATGACAG